TTGTAGACGCAAAAGGGCTTGCTCCACCTCGCGCACAAGTTCACGTAGATAGTCTGCCAGAATCTCCGGGTTTGTTATATCCCGCGGGGGGTCGGGCAACCGATAACTCATCTTCGCCCATCCGGTTTAAGCGAGAATTTCACTTTACCAAGCTTGTAATCGCCGTTGATGGCATTGCTTAGAAAACGTGCAGACAAAGTTCTTCCGCGGCAGCGTACTGGAACGTAATCGTCTGTACTCAAAAAAGTGTAGTCTTTTGACGATACAAAGGAAGAGTTTGGCCTCTTTTTGCCGTAAAGAGTTAGCTCCATCTCCCCGACGAAGGTGCCGTCTGGCATAAATGAGTCGCAGAGAGATATCATATCCCCATTCTCTATATCGACCTCACCCAAGCGTATGTACGAACTCATTGCGCTTGCGTCATCGTTTTTACCCTGCTCATGGATGTAGAGAGTGGCGGGGCGGTCAAACGCCAACGGCTTACCTCCCTGCGCCTTATCCACCCAGCAAGTCCTTTGCAGGGTTCCGTCATACCAAGAGTTGTTACCGTAGTTAAAAATGGAATACCTATTTATTTCTACAGAATCGTTTGTGGCCCAAAAGAACCATATCTCGTTGAAATCGCTGTTTAGAGCGGCGTAGAACTTAACCTTCTGTTCCGCATTATATACTCCCGGCGATCTGGGGTCAAAAATGAAATCCTCCACGGAAGAATCCAAAGTACTTACGCTCCCATTGTATTTCTTAAAAGAGGAGACACTCATCCAATAAACAACCCCGTCGATCTCCGCCATAGCGAAGGGGGATAGAAGGCCGCAGGAGGACCCAACCTTACGGATTTCGTAGATGGTATTATCCGAAGTTGGCCGCATACGGTAAGCCGCTATGTCCGTCAGCACGAGTATTTCGCCGCTCTTTGTTTCCACCGCCCCCACAATAGCGCTCCCTTCGGTAAGACGGTACTCACCCGCGGAGTTCGTTAAAGATGGAGTAAAGTCGCTATAACTTTCTATGTCCGGCCAGCGTATAAGCATTGGATCGAAATCACCGCCAAGCGTCTCAGTCCCGAACAATATGGCATGGCGGAAAGCGGACCCCACGATCATAAAATTGTTCTTTTCCGGAGCGGTAGTTACTTTCGTTCCATTCGTACCGGTACCAACGGAAGCGTCCCAGAAATAAAGGGCACCGCCACGCGGCAGCATAAGGAGGTCTTCGCCGAAATTCTGCAAACACCACAAGCGGGCCTCGGCTGTTATCCCTGTGGTACGCGCAGTACCGTACTCTTCCTCGCCGTAAGGACCGACGCCATACCCATATCCTACAACCCCTGAGTCCGCCAAACCCGCTTCGACGTAGTAATCAATGGTTACGGCACCGCCGCCGGTACCTGTGGCGTTGGCTGGGGTCGAGGCCGTTATCGTGTATACATCATTCGGAGCGTCAACAGTTTTAACTTCATAATCGCCGGATAAGGTGACTCCGTTGTAAGTAACCGGGGTGCCGAACCGAACCCAATCCCCGGGGCGAACCTCCGATCTTGCCCCCGCATCTTCTATAGTCACCGTCGTTTCCGTATCCACCGTACTTATACAGTTGGTCAGCGCGTTGCTTTCGCGGTACGGAGTTATGTTAGCCGATACGCCGCCGGATATGGCGTAAACAAATAGGTGGGTTCCGACCGCCTTCAACTTTGTGGAATCCAGCGACGACCAAGCGCGAAAGGAGCGCGGGACCCCGAGAATGGTGCCGGAGTAAATTTCTCTTTGCCACCCGCCGATTTTTTCTGGAACGTCCGAAGAGAAGCGAACCTTGTCGCCGTCAACCCAACGGAATCCAGAATAGTAAGGGGTGTTGTTCCGATATATTCCGGGCTGCGGGATTATGCCTTCTGAGAATTGGGAGGCTATGGCACTCATTTCTAGTACTCAATAATGACGTAGCCGGGAACCCCGTCGTTCGCATCAACTATTATGGGGGTGGACACCAGTTTTGCGCCGCCAGCGCCAACAACATAAGAAATAGTGTCGTCGGGGGTAACAACTATTGTTTTTTCGCAATAGGCACCATTTTCACCATTCGTTACAGCGTTGTTACCGTTAACGCCGGAAATGCCCCCGGCGGAACCGCCACGTGATAAATTGAAATCCCCGCCAGTAGCAACTGAATTTGCCGGGGCCGACACGTTTGTATCGGACCATATCCCGCCAACGCCGCCACCGGCGCTCATATTAGTGCCCGACGGAAGGTGAGTTACAGTAGTGGTGCCGCCAGAGCCCGCCCGGTTACCAGACTGAGCAAGATCATCGGCGCTGTGCCCTCCACCGCCGCCACCAGCAGCCACAATAAACACTTTAGTTACGGCGTCGGGGACAACCCAACTACCTAAACCGGGAGTCGTGAAATAAACGCGAGTACGACCGCTCGTCAAAGATTTGAAAGTTCCGTCAGCGAACAGCACTTTCTTTGCCGCCCCATCCCCCGCCGCCGGTGCCGGAACAAGACCTTTTACCCCTCCAGTCCCGGAATCCCCAGTGAAGGCAGGTAGAATGGTATTTGCTTGCGCCCCAGTCAAATCCTCGGGATCGCCAGTGCCAGAGGTTAAACGCCCCTTAATAGTAGCGTTCGCCATATTCGCCAACTTAGCGTTGGTCACTGCATCGTTCTGTAGTTGCGAAGTGCCGATAGCATCATCCCCAACCTGATTGATGGTCATAACGTCGGTCCCGTCCGTATAAACCAGCGCAATCTTATTCTGACCGACGGTAACCGTATCGCCAGACAAAGTAGCTTTTAAGATCATGTTGTAGTTAGAAGAACATGCGTTATGAACGATATAGAGCTTAGGAGTTGCAGGGATCGTTATGTCCCAATGGCCGGTTGGGGTACCAGTAAATTTGAGAACGGCGCAACGGGCTTCGTCGGTGTCCCCGTTCTGTGTAGTCAATGTATACGGACCCAACCCGGAGGCATCAATCTCAGCTAAACCGGCGATAGCGTCCTCAAGCATCTCAAAAACGTTTTCGTTGAGGATGGCCCCCCAAGTACCGTCATTTTCCCCGGTGGCTTGTTTGGTAAGGCGCAAAAGGTTGGAATATGTACTCGGCATTTCTAGGCGGCTCCTAATACGTTACGACCGGGGTCGTTGTTATCCTCTTGGTAAGCGCGACGAGCCTCATTATTTGTCGAGGTTATGGCTTCCTGTAACTTAGACTCCCACTCCTGCTTACGCTCTGGGTCTTTCTGCCATTCGCATATACCGCTCATTGTAGCGTAAAAGAGAAGGTCTGGGAACTTTTCAACCCACACATTAGTTTGGTTGCTGACCGACAGGGGCTCGGGCTTAAACTGATACTCAAGCTGCAAAGTGTACGCTGCGTCGGGGGTCGGCTTCAACATGAAATTAGATTGATCTCTGTCGGCGTAGTATTTCGGAGCGTCGAAGCGCGTAACGTTCGGCCAATAGTCGTTGAGAAAATCCTCGGAGCGCTTTATAAGGCGGATACGGTCGTTCCCGATCCAAACATAGAAATTATAGCCAACGCGGTAATCGGCTGGTTTCGCTACATAGTCTTGGTATTGCGTCGATAAAAACGTTTGTGTCTTTGACAAATCCAAGTCAATGTTTCGGAAAAGGCGCTCTTCCGCTAAACGAACGGCGGTTGGGATGTAGGCCGCCATCTCTGCGGTATCATCCTCAGTCAACTCCACAACGGCGGATACGAGATCATTATAGTTATTCATCAGAAGAACTCCGTTGGGCCGGGTCTAGGGTTTTCAAGAGTTTGGGCGTCCGCCGGAATAAGGGGATCGCGCAAAACATCTTTAATGTTATATTTACCGTCAGATTCAGATTTATGCACGAAGAGCCCGGTGCCGGGTTCGGTAACCATTTCGCGGTAAGGGAAGGGCATACCGGAGCGTTCAGAGAAAGCGTAGACTTTTTTACCGCTTGAGTATCTCTTGCGACGAAGTACGCGCATCAGAACCTCCCAGAATCGGGGTAAATCCACAAATCTACTTTTTCTTCGTCCTCATCGAAGGCGCGGCGCAAACGCTCTTCGTACTCCATCTTGAGCTTTTCCATCCGATCAAGCGGGAAATCCGGGCGTTTGAAAGACATAAAGTACGCTAGCCCAACCGTAACCGCG